CATCTGGTACTGGAGCAGAAAAAACAATTACTATTGCTGGTGCATCTGTCCCTGCAAACTTAACTGCAACAACCTTAGATGTAGTTGGAATCGTAACTGCTGGTAGTTTTGTTACCGATCTAATTACTGGAAACGGAAGTGATCGTGGATTCTGTACTAGATATTATGTAACTGCAAACGGTGCTTCAGACTATAGATTTGCAGGGCCTGGAATACTTAATACTGTAGGTGATCCTACTCTATATCTACATAGAGGATTCACATACTTGTTTGAGAACTCAACTGGTAGTTCACACCCATTCCGTATTCAATTTACAGGAACAACTACAGGTGTGGGAACATATGTCAGTGGAAGTCAGAATGGAGCACAGATATTTACAATACCTCACGATGCTCCACTCAGTTATGAATATCAATGTACTGCACATGCCAGTATGAAAGGAACATTTATTATCCCTAATTAGTATGTCACCATTAGCATTTGGAATTGGAAAGTCAAGGGGAGCTCAATTTGATGCTCCAGTATTCTACTCAAATTTATTACAGTTTTACTGGCACTGGACTGACGGTAAGGACTTTGATCTCAGATGTGAGTTCATTCGTCCTACTCAATTAGCTGGTCTAGTAGTAGGAACTGACAAACTATCTCAGATTGTAGATAGTGGTGGTTCAGTTACATACATGAAATGGGGTGGAGATAACACCCAAGACACAGAAGGATATGAAGGTGTATACATTGACATAAATGCAATCAAAACTGTGCCAGGCGGACTTGCAAACAATGTTATAGAACTAGATTTCAGAGGTATGTGGTATGCAGAAGTTGGCACAAACCCAGTAGTAGTAAGAGGTTCTGCATATCAAGGCGGAACAATGTCATTAGAAAGAGACACACCTAACGTGCCTGGATTTGGTTTTGTTAACGTAGGTTACGCTCAATCCTTTACAAATTACAAAGAAAGTATACCCAAAGTTGTTACAAGTGTTGACCGAGAAGGAACTGGTCAACGATTAGGCCGCGCCATCATTGACTTAAACACATTTGAGATAACTTTTCTAGATTACTAGTATCAAATTGTATCAAATTATATAATTTCTCTGCGTATAAATACAGGCAGACTAAGAGTGGGAAATCACATGAAAAGATTTTTACCTTTAATTATGCTTTTGATGGCGGCTCCCATGGCAGCGAGGGCCGATTTAACACACCGTTTGACTACGAGTACACAACTTACCGTAGACAGCGCAGCAACTCAGGCCACAAGGATTGGGTCAACCTATAGTGTACAAGGTACAAACATTACCGCAGGCACAATGGGTGGACTAACAAAGTCTTCTGGGGATAGTATTTCAACAGCGGCTGCTAGTCAAACTCAAGGTGCATACACAGTTACAACTGCTGGCTCTGCCTTCAGCTTAAGTGAATCATTCACTTTAGGCGATGCAGTAAATCCAATCGGAACTGGTGTTGACGTATCTTCGGGTGTTGTCGTTGACATGCCTGCCTATGGTAGTGTAATCACTCAAAGTGGCGGCGTGGCAGGGAGTCTTGCTGGTACAATTACTTCAGCGGGCGTTATGACACTAACAGCTGGCGGGGCAGGCACATCTGCTACTGGGCAATTTGTTTCAGAAATCTCGATAGATTGAACATGAGTAATGAAGAAACTTCTAACGACATTTGTGACAGTTGCGGTTGCCATTGTCCTTGCGAATGTGAGGACTGCGAAGGCTGTGCCTGTGGTGCCTAATTTCCAACAGGGCAGCATGACATCTCGGACCGAAACGACTTCGACAGTGACCGAGACTATAAATTCAATTGATATGAGGACAGGATGGGAGTATTCGGTAACGGGCACAGGGGTTTCCAACAATGGAGAATCACTCAACCCACCAGTGAGTACATCAACAGTGAATGTAACACCAAGCAGTTCAGCGGGTTCAACAGGGGGAGCATTAGTAACAGGACAAGTAACAAGTTCCTTCGACTCCTTAGACTTCTCCAACCCAAACAGTTTTACAATAACAAATCCAGGCGGAAGCTTTCAATTCACACAGAGCTACCAAGGGCCTGGCATGACCAACCAGACAATAATACAGAGAGTGACCGCCATAGAAAGCGTGACCGACACAACTTCAACGTTTACACAATAGGTACATTAGTACTATCAATTATCTCTCCAACGGCGGCATTAGCAGAGAATGTTGGAGGGGTATCAGCGACAGCAAATCCAATAGCGAACAGCTCGGGCAGTGTTACAAATCAAGCTATACAGGTGCTACAAGGACCGTATATAACTAATACTTACGGTGGTGGCGTGCAATGTCAAGGTGCTACTGTCAACTTCACACCCTACTTACAATTTGCGGACAGTAGAAAAGATCCTTGGAGAGATTTCTACATGGAGCCACAATATAATACTACTGACTTTACTGGTCGTACTTCACAACAAACTGTCACAGTAAAAAACTATCCTTGGGAGTCATGGTATGACACAAGGACTAAAGCAGATGGAACTAGATGGTTCCCCGATGGTGAAGACATGGATATAGTTGTAGATGTAGATGGTCCCAATGGCATACCAGACAATCCAGGCCAAGTACTCTGGGAGAAACCTGTTCGTACTAATATGGTAGCAAACCAGTCATTCAATCTTGGTTTATCTGCTACTCTTTCTATACCACTCAACAGAGGTTTGCAAAAGAAATGTAGTGAAGCAGCACAGGCACAAAATGATATGCAAAAACAATTACTTGCCAATAAGCGCCTCGACTTTGAACTAGCAAGACTCAAGAATTGTGGTGAATTGAAAAAAACTGGCATATTTTTCCACCCCAAATCACCATACCATTCTGTATGTGCTGACGTGGTAGTTACAAATCCTGGCGGTCAACTACTTCCGCACACACATGACATGCCTAAACCAAATTGGAAAGAAGAAAAACCAAATGGCAGTGCATCTGATCTAGAAACATTTCAAATACCCTAATGTTTAGACCACCCTATTGGTCTCATGATAACATTAAGATTCCAGATAGTATAATAAACACATTAAAATTAAGATTGTCCAACGTAGAATTGATTGACAATCATAAAAGTTCTTACTGGATGAATCGAGAGTATGCAGAGAAGAGACCAGATGAATTTCTAAATGAAAGATACGATATTATCGTAGAAGATATCGTAAAGAATGTAGGCGTCTTCAATGAATCAACATACGCATATACATACTGGACACAACTATATGATCATGGTAATAACATAGGACCACATAATCATGTAGATAAAAAATGTCCGGCTGATATATCTTGGGTTCACTTCCTAGATGTGCCAGATCAAAAGTGTTTTCGTTTTACTGACACTCAAGGAAATACATTAGTTCCTGACAATCAAAGTAATGGTGATATAATTTGTTTTCCCTCGTGGTTATGGCATGAAACCATACCAACTGATGAACAAAGATTGATTGTCTCTGGTAATATAAGCTTAAACTTTGATGATGTTGATATGTCTAAGTATAAATCAATACCTACTTACTAGACTTCTTTAAGTCCTTTAACATATTCTTTTTGTTACCGAACCTTAGTTCTGGTAATCCTTTTTCTTTTCTATACTTATTAGTTTTTATCTCGTTTGCGGAAAGTTTCCTCTCTTTCTTACCTAATGCTTTCTGAACTCTCTTGATAACCTGTTTGACTAAGGGTTTGATAACTCTTAGTAAGAGAGGCGTTGCAGCTGCAGCAGCAGTAGCCACTATAGCAATTGATGCAGTAGTAGTTGCCTGATTGGCAGAAGGCAAAAATTTCTCTACAACTGTAGTAGATTCATACAATGTCTCACAAATTTTTTGCTTAGGATTATTTGGATCAGTTATTAACTGGTGTCCAGTCACCCTCTCGTCTCCCGACGAAGTTACATCACCCACTCTAAGTTCATTAGGACCAGGGCACTCAGGATCTTTATATCCTCCTGTAGTATCTGGTCGTTCAGTATTGGAATCTGGTGGTGAAGGTGGATCACCTGTATCCACACCACCTGTAACTTCTTCTGGTTCTCCGTATACTGTAGTCCACGTCAGTTCATTAGCTTGATAATCAGGTGGTTCGTAGTATGGCATACCGCCATCACATAATACCACGTTACCTTTAGGGTCATCATTGACCAAATTTTTATTTCTAGATGGATCTCTCTTAGCGTTCTCTTTGTTTACCTTGACACACCCTGGCATGTCTACAATAGGCACTCCTATGTTCACAGTCACAGGTGGCGTGAAAGGAACTGACTGTGGAGTATTTCTCATCCAAGGTCTATTGATATTTGCAATATCAAGTGTACCTGTGTCTATGTTCTGGATGAGTCTTAATCCAGTACCATTTACATAGATCTGTGGAATATCATTTGGCATTAGGGATCACCATCTTCAATCCCCTAACTTGGCCAGATTGACTAGGCCATGCTTCTTTTAAAGCAGAACGAACTTCTTCTCTAACTACTTCTCTAATTTGTTGTAGTTGCACTTCCTGTCTTTTTTCAGGACCACCCAGTTGTTGATCAATAAGTTGACCTCCACCCATCACTGCACCAGTTCCTACAACTGCTACTGCGGTTCCATAGGTAGCTATTTTTTGTATATCCATCAGTGATCGGGGGTATCATCATCTTTAGGTAAACCTAAGTCACCTAATTTATCTAGGAAAGCTGCACGTTGTTCCCATGTTTGTCCACTAGTAGAACCTTTACATGGGTTAATACACTGCTCAAAGTCATGAACGTTACAAACTAACCCTGCAAGATCATGAGGACATCCTTCTTTACCTGTTGACCAATACAGTTGGTCATCTATCCACTTAGCTTCACATTTTGGACATGTTTTAATATTCATAATGAGTCACTATCACAATTAATGTACTGTCTTTCGAGAATTAGTTTATAGAAATTATTTTTCAAATCTCTCAAACGTTCTTGTTCATCTGGATCAATATTGTTTCCTGGCCATTTTTCTAAATGGAAGCACAATGATTGGTAGATTTGTTTTACGGAACTATATTCTAACTCGAAAGCAAACCAAAGTTCTTCGTCCATCAAGGTCCTCCCCTTGCGTGACTATAAAGAACTATTTAGTGTTGATACTAGAAGGGACTCGTAGGCACGTCAGGTAACGTTGACGGTGCAGTTGCATCCATGCCTGGAGTAGTAAGTCCTCCTAATGCTCCGCCACCAAGAGCACCACCAAGAGATCCAGTGACTGCCTCCATTACTTGACCTTTGACGTTATCTACGATTGCGTCCTTATTTACATATAGATACCCAGCAGCACCCACGACGGTGAGGGATACAATACCACTAGCAAGAGCGATTCCATTTACGATTTTTTGAAACATAATTACATCTCATATTTTTTAGGATCAGTTTCGGTAGTTATTTTTAAAGGTGCTTGTTCAATACGAATAGTTTGTGCTGGTGCAGTTTGTGATGCTGCAGCAATCAGTTTTTCCATATCTGCCTTTGTTATTCCACTGCCACTACCAGAAGCAGTACCGTTACCATTCATCTTCATAGTACCGTCACCTTTCTTAGATGCGGTCTGAATGCCAAAGCTCGCCAAAACGCCTGTAAAGACCGAAGCTATAAAAGTTGGATCAATTTTCTGTTGAGGAATGCCTGGAATGGCAACATAATTTAATGTCAATATCCCGCCGGACCAAACCAACACACCAAGGCGAACAAATGTACTAATGATAGCACCTCGATCATCCTCATCGGGTAGGATTTTGTCTTTTAATTTTCCGAGAGGGCCTTTTGGTTTCTCTTCTTCTTTCTTAGGCGGAGTTTTAATAGATTCTGACATGGTAAAATATTATAACCTTAGTATATATAAGATCTATCTAGGAAACAATATTCCTTTTGCTGGTCTATCATCGTCAGTATATTGACGAGTATCTCCAGTCATTCCTAGAAGTGGATAATTATAATTACCATAATTAGTATTTCCACTACCAGTCCTAGTACCAACAGTGGTAGTGTAACTAGACTTTGTAGTGAGTTTTAAAAAGTAGTTGACTCCGCTTGTATTTTCATTGTAATCTACAGGAGGAGTTTGTAACTTTGAAATTGTAAAGTTATTCATCAGACCTTCCTAGCAACGAATAATAATCCACGAGTTGTTGTACTTTGATTGTAACATCCTTGTATCACAGTCCAAACCTCAGTGCCACTTATAGTAATAGTATCTCCCTGTTGTATGTTTATTGAAGGAGCATTATATACAAAGTCTATTAGTGCAAAGTCTTCGGGCATATTATATGGTGAAGGAACCATCATGGCGTTTAGAGGTATTCCTTTTATGACTGCATTGAAATCGGCGGCAGGATCTACACTAGTGGTTACACCAAATCCAGTGTTACCGTTAGTGTCATAAGTAGCATCTCTATTGTAGATTTTTGGATGGTAAGCATAAGCATAATTGCTAGGACTACCGATCGCAAGGTTAGATGTATAAATTGTCTGAAGACCATCGTTGTCTCTATCATATGGTGCCTCTGCTGCCCTCCTCTGATAATTTGGATGATCAGAAGAACCATAAGGAGTTGTTTTAAACGTTAATTGAACGTGTAGACTCTCACTAGTGTATGGTTCTATCTCCGTGTTTCCCGCTAGACATACATGATCAAGATCCCATATAGGTGTAGTAAAATTATGAGGAATCCATGTATAAAAAGTATTGTCTCTCAACTTAGTTGATGATAGTGTAGGTTGTCTATATGAAAACACAACAAAATTAGGATCAATTCCTGATCTAAAAACATTCAAATCTAATTGAAAATTATTAGAAGAAGCGACTGTATGTGTTCCATCTGTACCTTGGAAATATTGAGATTTAGGACCATTATATCGACCTCCATAACCCTCATCAAGACCCCATCTTGTATCTAGGTATCTATCACCAGCAAATCTTGGGACATAATTGGAAGAACCATTGCCACCATGATCATCCCCATCACCAGTGGGATTTACATCTAATGGGTGGAAGAAAGGTCCAGCCTGATGTTCTATAGTAGTTGTGCTGGGTGCTTGGAATGCTCGGTAGGTTACTCCATACTTTTTATTATCTTGTATCTTATGTCTTAATACTCCATAAGGATAAGTAACGTTTGCATCTACATTCTTGGTATAAAAAGCATTAGTAGTGGTTCCATATGACACACTATTATCAACAAACACGGTACAACCCCAACCAACTCCAGAGTTTGGCATAGACGCTTCGCCTGGTGCGAATGTTAAGTATTCTCCATTGGTATATCCAATTCCAGGCTTGTTAACATATACCAAATTAGGATCACCATAGTATCTTCGCATATAGAAAGAAGCACCAGTACCTACACCAGTGGTTGAAATCTGTTCTGCATCATAATAATATGAGTAAAATGCGGTATTGGTAGGGTCGTCGTCTTGATACATACCATAATCAACTAGACCAGTGACGATACCAGTATGATCGCACTTATCATGCCATCCCAACCATGTGAAGGCACTCTCTATTTGAGTGATCATTTGTTGCTTGGTATAACCAGAGTTGATCGTAAACGTATTAGTACTAATTGCCATTGTTTTAAGCTTCTAGTTGTAGGATAGTAAGATAGCCTGTAATAGACTGGGTATGAGTAGAAAGGTTTTTGATTGATACATAAATGGTTGTCCCGACAGGACTGTCCATGTTACCACCTATAGTGAATGGAGAGAATGTTCCACTGGTTTCTACACCAACAGATCTAAACTCACCAACAATTCCAGATCCTGGCGAAGGGTCTTCCCCTTCACTACGAGTGAGGTCCGCAGCTCTAGATGCACTATCAGTATATATGCGAATCCACGCATCAGTGGACACTCCCACCTTCATCAAAGCATAAGATTTGAATCCAGTTATGTCAGTGTTACCAATACCATATCTTGCAATGGCAGTAGTAGTCCCAACAACAGTTGATCTTGATTGTAATGATCCACCTGATGCGGTAACTGAAGCAATTCCAGCAGCAGAGTAAGTAACATCAAGTCCATCACCAAAGTTTACAGTTCTTGCAGAACCAATGTTGACATCATTATCTTCAACAACAATACCAGATCCAGTGGCATTGACGTTCAATAGATTAGAACCATCAATCGCTGGTAGAATACCAGTGATATTACCAGCAGGGACATCAGTAAGTCCAGAAGCAGAACCTTTAAATGATGTGGAGGATGTTACACCAGTAACATTCAACCCATATGGAGATGCAGTAACAGCCGAACCAACTGCAAGTTGATTGGCGATAGTTGCATTGTGTCCAACCTCAAGACTTCTATAAACTTTTACAAGTCTGTCTGGAGTTGACCCTGCACTATAGATTCTTAATGCTTCTTTCTGAACAGCAGGGATGCCTGGATCAGTGGTCTTGAATATAAAACTTCCATCCTCGCCAGAAGAATCTGTTCCAGAACTTATCTGGAATATCATCTGATTCTGTAAGGAATCATCTAGTTTTATCCAACCATAAGTACCCAACAATAAGGTTTGATTATTTAAACGTAAATTACCAATCAGTTGAGTCTGACCCTGCACTGTGAGAGGGAATGTTGGATTAGTTGTGCCTATACCTATGTTGCTAAGGGTATGAATACCAGCATTTGTACTTACAAATTGTTGTTCACTACCAGTAATAGTAGCAACTCCAGCACCAAATGTTACTCCGAGATTGTCTGCAAAATCAACAGTCGCAGCAGTACCAACCACACTACCACTGTTTCTAATTTCAACACCAGTACCAGATGCAACCACACCAGTAAGTTGTGATCCATCCAATGAAGGCAAAGCACCTGTCAACTGTGAAGCATTTAATGATCCATAGAATCCTGTCGCAGATACAATACCAGAAACAGTCAGTGCCTCTGTGATAACAGTGGTTTTTATACCAACATCACCACTTGCATTGATAGTCTGACGAATGTTTCCTTGTCCATCAGATAATACAACAAAGTTAGAGGTAGTTCTGATGTCAAGATCAGCACTATTACCTCGATACGAACCTAGTAATACGTTAAAAGATCCAGTTGTTAAGTCTCGGCCTGCGTCATTACCTAGTGCAAGGTTGAAAGATCCAGAAGTAGTACCATAAAGAGATAAGTTACCGACAGCAACGTTGTATCCACTACCACCACTCAATGATCTTAATGATTGATCACCAACACCAATATTATTATTAGAACCACTACCTATAATTGAGTTACCAACCTTGAGGTTGACTCCACTAGGAGTTTGAATCCTTCCAGACACAACTGTAGTAACACCTGTGTTGTTAAATCCATCAACATCAAGAGTGCCTTTGATATTTGCATTACCATTAGCGGTGAATACCTTGGCTGGATCTGGGCATGTCATACCCACACCAACTCTTGCAGTGGTTCCAATACCTATCTGGCCAGGCAATCCATCGTTATTCCATATCGAACCAGTAGCAGTACTACTAATCGTTACGATACCACAAGTAGGACTAGTATTGATTAGAACATTATTACCTTCAACAATAGAAGTAACAATACCTGTTAGTTTATTACCTGATCCATAATACTCACCAATTACTGTCACTCCAAGAGCCACAGTCTCCAAACGCTTCGTTCCATTTTGGAATAGCTCTACCGCTCCGCCTGGTTTAAAGTTTGCTAACTGGTTGGAGTTGGCATCAGTAATTTTTATGTCCGAATCTGATACTAATTTGAACGCAGTTCCATCATATGTTATATGTGCATCATCAGCATCTCCAAAGTTTGCCTTAAGTAAATCTGGTATCTTTAATCCACCATTAGATGCCTTAGTAATCGTCACATTACCGTAGACTTCAAGAGCTTGATTCGCTATAGTGGTTCCTATACCAACATTAGATGATGTAACAATACCACTGACATTCTTTGTCCAATATCCAGTTCCAAAACCAGCGACACCACCAGCGAAGTCAATCGCAACGTTAGTTATACCTGTAATTTTACCCTGATTATTGACTACAATCTGTGGAACTATTGTGGTATTACCATACGTTCCATCACTCGCACCAGTTAAATTAATTAATGCTCCACCATTACCATAAAATTCTGCAGCAGTAATGATACCAGTAGTGTTTACACTAGAATCACCCTGTAATGTTACAGCAGCATCTGCAAGAGTGGCCTTTGGAGCAGTAACCTGTGCAGAGTATGATAGTACAGACCAGTTAGAACCACCTACGGCAACTACCCAGTCACCAGAATATACACTAGAGATGCCTGGGTTGGAATAGGTTGCAATACCAACATCAATACCACCCTTAGAGACAATAAAATAGTCACCTGTAGTAATACCAGATGACGCAAGTGTCTGTCCTATGCCAGTGTATGCTCTTCCCTGTCCAACAACTGTCAGTGCGGTGACAACACCAGCAACTGCATCAAAGAATCCAACGATGTTTAAGTTGGTTCCAAGAGCATTGATCTGTGATTGAAGAACCGCAGCACCTACATTGGTTGCAATACCAGTAAGTTGAGATCCATCTCCATGATAAGTTGTTGCAGTAACAATACCACCAGCAACAAATCCAGACGCACCAACTACGTCTGTAGTAAACCCAACGTCATTAGTAAACGATGATAGTACAGATGGTGTGTTTGTAAAATTATTATAGTCTAGGTAATATGATGGTGTTTGTCCATTGAGATTCAGAGAGTTAGTCGAAATCCCAGCAGTGAGAGCAAAACCAGTAGTATTAGA